CTGCTGACTCTCCAAGTTTTGTCAATATTGGAAGAACCTTGTAACCGATTGACTCCTGAAGTTCTCCAAGGGTGATTTTGAGGCGAGCAACGACGCCTTCATAAGTTGCTGCTTTTTCAGCTGCGGAACCGCCAAAACGATCCTCGAGCATTCCTTGGACTTTTTCGAATCCTGCTGCTTTTAAAGTTGCAGCGTCATAGCCGACGCCAAGTTTTGCTAGCGCACCGAAGGAACCCTCCTGGGCTTTTGCAAGCGCATTTGCTGTTGCCTCAACTGATTTGCCTGTGCTTGCCGAGAGGTCAAGGCTCAAATTGAGGAGGTCTTGAGCCTTGGTGACGTCACCTGTTGCCCTGACCAGTCTGCCAAGAGCCGGACGAAGATTGTCATCCGCCACTCCTGTTGCCCTTTGAGTTTTGTCTACAAATTCTTCCAGGCCTTTAATCTGCAAGTCAGACGCGGTAGTGCTTGCCTTAATTGCGTTGGCAAGTTCAACCTGTGCTGCCTGGTCTGCTGCTGCTGCCTGGGCTGCCTTAAACAGGACTGCTCCCGCAGCTGCTGCACTTGCGCCCAACGCTGCGAAACCAATGACTGCAAGTTTTGCTGCCTGTTGCGCTGCGAATCCAACCTTTTCGGTTCCTGTTTCAAGGTTCTTAAATTCGTTAAGCGCGGACTTAATTCCTTTTCCGTCAAATTCCGTAATGATTGGGATTGCAAGAGCCATCAGTCAAGTTCCTTTTGTACAAGTCGAATTGCATCCATTGACGCATTCAATAGTCCGCGTTCAATCTCTTTGCGTTTGCGATACACGGCGGGTCCGAGAATGCGAGTAGTGCCAGGACGAAGACGTCCAAGTGAGTCACCGAGGTTGTTGGCAGTGGCGCGTCCTGCTGCTTCAAAGACGGCTGCTGCGACATTGGTCTGGGTAATGTACATGAGAGAAGTTGCCTCTCGAGAAGCATCTACTTTGAGTTTGACTCCAGAGATTGCGCGAGGAATTGAGAACGGAAATATTTTCTTGCCGTTTTGAGTCCATTGACGAGCCATGCCGGACAAAGGTAGTTGCGCGTAGCCCTTCTGCACCTCCTGTATTGCGGGTTGGGCAATGCGGTTGGCATCTTGAACAAATTGCTTGCGGAGTCCAGGCTCGACCTTGTTGAGGGAACGAATCGCTTCCTTGAGTCCTTGAATCTCAATAGTTGTGTTCGTTGTCATCGTCTATGCCGTGATTTCTGTTGTTCTTTTAACACGTCGACAACTGTGAACAAGTCGTCCGTGTCGAATGGGATGTCGGGTGTCCAGTATCCAGTTGCGACAAGAACCTCCGCTAGTGAGCGTCGGAAACTGCCGCTTCTGTAAAAGACGGTGAGTCCTCCGAGATGACTTCAATTGACTTTGTCTTTTTGATGTAATCATCAAAGGCCAACGGGGTTGTGATTCCCGCAGCTCGAGCAGATTCAAATGCAAAGAATGCAAGATCCTCTGCGCCGATGCCATTGCCAAGACTGGATGCTTGTCGTTTGAATTTGCGTTCCCATGCGACGACAACGAATAGATTCGTTTCGACTTCATAGGGGTCTCCTTCAATCGGTGTTACTTGTAGTCGGATTTTCATTGTTTCCCTCTTTCAATTATCAGGTGATGTCTCGTGCCCAAGTACCGTTAGAGAACGAAATTGTGGCTACGGCAAGGGTGCCGATGGACGACATGATGACCGGAGCGGCGTCCAGTGTTGCCGCCGTAATCGTGAACTCTGGATTGCTCGCAGACTCTGTGGTGCCTGATGGAGACACGACGATTGTGCATGAACCCGCAGCAACGATTGCGCTGAGAAGGGTTTCTATTTCGGTTGTGCCGTATGAGAGATACAGCGACAGATTGACCGAGACGCTCTGCAAACCTTTTACTGCCTGTCGGCCTGTGTCCGATAGCGATGTGCTCTCGAGCAACTCAAAGCCCAAAAGTACCTCACAGGAGGAAAGTTGATCGCTGACATCCACGGCTGCTCCGCCTGTGGGGGTGATGTTGCAGGTAGCACCTGACAGGAATGTTGCTGTTGCCATTGGTGGCTCCTTAGTTTCTACGCACGGCGATTGCCACCGTGAGATCGTATGTGGGTATATCTTGCCCGCCGTAGTTTGCATTGCCTGGACGGGCGTCTGTAACTGCGATGGGCGAGTTCATGATTGTGTCAACAGTTGACATGAGATAGTCGCCTGAGTCCTGATTGCCTGGAGGGGCTGCCAAGACTCGGACGGGAATCCGAAAGTCGCCGACGTTGTAAGTGAACGAAGTCATGACGGGGAGTTCAATCATGACGGACATTGGGCGCGCGTTTCGGGGATCTGTGACGGGTTTCAATCCGAGAGCGGTGAGTTGTGTTGCGATTGCGTTGACTGCGTCGACGAGGATTCCTGTTGCAGCCATTATGCGACCTGTGGTCTTCCGCAGCCGATGAGGGCCATAATGCGTCCCATAGTTGACGGGATTGGGATTGAAGACATGGAATCAAAACTTGCAAACGAATCGGCACTTCCGCGTTCGCGGTACAGGGTTGAGGCGTAAAGAATCCCGCCAAGTTTCACGGCAGCGTCTGGAACAACGCTTTGCGAATCCGTGTAACCCGCTTCGCGACGCTTGCGATAGATGTATGAGTTTGCAGCTGCTACGCAAGTAGTAATAAATGCGGTGTCGTTGGCGGTTGCGACGTCAATGCCCAAGAACTCGAGAACCATTGCGTTTGTGATCCAACTGATGCTCGGGGTAAAGGTGACTGCACCGGTAGCGGTTGAACGGTCGTAGTCCGTTCCTGCGTTGACATAAAGGAACTGGTAAAGACGAATTACATCGGAGTCAAAGAGGAGGTCGCCCTCGTCAGATACCCCGATGAATTCAAAGTCTTGTGTTGAGACAATGGTTGCGGTTGCGTTGAATCCGTGGCTTGCGCCTGTGATTGTTACGGAGTCGCCGACCTGTATGCCTGTCTCAACGAAAGTCTGGAGAACGGCGTACCCATCGAGGCGCGTATGAAACGCGAGATCGTAAGTAGCCATTGTTCTGCCAGTCTTCTTCTAGTTGTGGATCAGGTGAGGTTGAAGCGACGGAGACCGCCAGCGATTGTAACGATTGGGCAGAAGTAGCCGTAAATCATTGCTTCGATTTCGCCTGATGCCGGAACATTTACTGAAAGTTGAAGTTGTGAAGATTCAAAGATTTCAATTGCTGAAGGCACGATGAGGAACGCTGATTCGTCGATGGATGTTGAAACCATGTTTGAAGAAACGTACAAAGGAACGCCGAGAACATTGCCGAACAAGGTTGTTGCTTCTGCTGATCCTGCGGAGTTTTGTGGCTGTCCTGCATTGAACAATGGACGGTTGCTGCCGTCAACTGCGTTCTGCATGAGTGACCATTGGCTGACACCAGCGGTGTATGCCGCAACGACGTCACCAGTTGCAAGATATGCAGCTGCTGATTCTGTTGAAACGAATGACTGGATACCTGCTGCGGTTGCTGCGGTTGCTGTTGCCTGTGTTCCGCCAGCAGTGATTGCAGCAATTGTTGCTACTTCTGTTGCTTTGCGGTACGAGCGAGTCATGTTGTCGAGCATGATCTGTGCGAACGATGGGTCTGAACGCTCTTGCAGTTCAACTGACCAGCGCTGAAGACCAGCAAGTTTTACAACAGTTCCGTTGACATACGAAGAAACGATGCCTGTCTCCGATGGTGCTCCACCTTCTGAGGTAGTGGCGACTGTTCCGTTGGTTGTGATTTTTGGAATGCTGATTGTCATGCCTGCTGCAGGAATGGCACGAGTACCACCGCAAGCGTCGATGACTGGACGTGATCCGATGTTGACCTGGACAACATTGCGCTCGTAAGCAACTGGCGAGAACGCAGGGTTGGTCGTGAACGAGTCGTCAGCTGCCTGGATGAACTTTGCCTTTGCCTCGTCGGCTGCTGCAACATAGAGACGCGAGTCGCTGTTTGGGTTCAATGCTGCCTGGACGCTGTGGTGCAAGTAGTCGGCATTGGTTTTAATTGGTGAACGTGGGGCTGAGTAGAAGAGAGCTGTTGGCACCGATGCGGTGGCTTCAACTGTTTCTGGGGTTTCTTGTGACATTGTTTCCTCCTGGAGACTTGTGTCGGGTTGGGGTTCGGTTGACTCTTCTTCGACCTCTGGGTCGTCTTCTGAGGCAGCGATTTTTTCTATTTTCGCATCGGAAAATGCAGGGGTAGTGACAACCGAGAGCTCGATGAGATCAGCTGACGAGACAATCATGACGCCGTCTTTGTCGTACTTAAATTTTTTGGGAACGGCACCAACTGAGACTGAGTCGTATGCAGACATTTGAATTAGTTCAACAACGTCGTCGGCTTGTCTAGATTTTGCAAATGAAGCAGAGAACCCGAGACCGTTGTCAAGGTCGACAAGTTCTGTGACCATTCCGATCGGGCGTCCGTCGTGGTTTTCAAGAAGTCGCGCGGGCTTGGCATTCAAGTCAAAGGCTCCGCGCTTAAACATGACCTTTTGGCCTGAGGCGTTGGCTGCAACATTCCAAGGGACTGCGATGCCGGTGATTGTGCGCGGTGCATCTTCTCCAGCTGCTGCATCAAGAGTGATGGGGATTGCGGTGAACTTGATCATGAAGGAATCTCCTCGAGGTCGGGAACTACTGGCTCAACTAATGCGTCGTGCATTTCGCCAACGGCTAAAAGGTCGTCTGTGTCAAACGAAACAAAGCGTCCGCGACTTGTCACGTCGTTCATGCTGAGACGAGAAGTAATTGCGTTGGCGTACATTTGCGCGCCGAAAAGCCAAAGGTCTTGACGGGCTTGCGATGCGTTTTGATATGTCATTGACGCTCCAGGCGTCGGTGCCGAAACGAGGTATGCAGGGACGGAGCAAATTCTGCTGAGGTCAAGTGCTTGGTATTCGCGTTGCGCTGCGTTAATTGCTAACGGGTCTCGCTCAAATTCCACAAAGTTCACGAAGTTGTTTAGCGCGCCAATGACGTTTCCTTCGCGACGAGCCTGCGCCCATTGCGACGCAAGGTCGCCAAGTTCTTCACCGGACATTGTTTCGCCCGCTGAAGTTTGTTGAAGATAACCAGGAACGGTTTCAATTGTTGCTGCACGATCTGCGTATTGGTCAAGGTGAGTTGCGATGCTGACTGCGCGTCGACCTGAATACATGAGACCAGTTGTCGGTGCAAGAAATGTGACAACTTCGTTCGGGTCTAGATCAACACCGTTGAACTTGATGGTGTCTGGCATAGAGAAGAATTGTGGGCCTTCTTGATTCGGTGTTGAAACTTGCGAGGCAGGAATCCATTGGAAACTCATTGGACGACCGTCGGTTGCATTACGAGAAGTTATGGCCCAGAAAGCGCGCCCACTTATCCAGAGGTCGGTGACCGTATTTGCGAGGATGAACTGGCGCGGAACTTTCGGATCAGGGTTTTCCATCCACGACTCGTTCGGCACATGGATTTCTTCGTACTCTGTGCCGTTCCACTGCTTGACGTACTGGCGGAACTCAAGGCCAGAGATGGTCGAGGCGAGAAGGTCTCTCGCCCGCGACACCGTCGGGAGACTAAGGGCGGCCATCTCAAATGTATTGCTGAGATATCCATACGTCGGGAAGGCACCGTTTCTGCCGATACCGGCAGCGGCTTTAATAGGCGAAGATGCAAACTCAGCAGTTTTTATTTTTCGGGAGAAGAACGCCACGACTGGAGTCTCCCACAAACTAGTTGCAAATGCAACTACCTTCCGAAGGCCATTGCTGCGCGTCCAGTATTTGACGGGCGGGAAACAAGAGCTGCTGCGACGACCAGAAGTCGCGCTGCCTCAATTGGGCCAGGGGAGCGTTGGCTACTAATCACGACTTGACCGTTGGCGCGCGCAAGGACGGCGCGGTTGACATGGGTAGCAAGCAGTTCTTCGCCTCGGTGGTAGATGCGTTTCTCAAGGATCAGCGAGCGGGTGAGACCCGTAAATTTAAGTACCTCGGCGTAGCCGAAAATTTGACGTCGCCGTTCTAGTTTCTCTGGCGTATGAAGGTCGAGTGCCGGAGTAATTGCCAGACGCAACTTCGGGTCTGCCTCCATTGCCTCGTTAATCTTTATCCACATTTCCTTGAGGGACTCTGTGGAGAACTGAACAGTTGCAATGATGTTGCCTTCTTCGGTAAGTCCGCAACGAATGCCCACATACTTTTCTCCGCCAGTCGCAGAGTCAACGGCAAGGACGCCTCCAGCGGGACAGTCCGATTCGGTAAACAACTTGTCCCAGACTCCAGGCTGAATCCAAGCGTCCGCCGACGAAACCCAAAGGTTGAGGTGGGCGCGGAGGAACGCTGCACGATCTGGCGTTTCCGCAGCTGCTTGCAACGCCTCGAGAGTGATGGTCTGGCCGAGGGCAGGGTTGGCGTAGCCCCAATTTATTTCTTCGTTCGGGTCAACCGACGGGAGACTCCATTCGGCAAAGTAAAGACGAGTCTGCTTCTGCTGATCTATCGCGCCAATGGCTGCCTCGCGCAATCGTTGCATTGTCTTTGAAGATTCATCGCCTGAAGTTGACCAGGAGGAAAGGAGCGGAGACTTGACCGCAATCTGCGACGGGCGCAACG